ATTTCCATAAAATTATTTTAAGATTTTTTAATTATAATCTTTTCTCCGACGACCTTTCCTGAAACATTATCACCCTCTGAAAGAATAATCTTTTTCGCCGGTGGGTTTGGATCAGGCGGATTTTGTCCACGTAGAGAATTAAGAGTTGAGAGAACCATCGACCTCTGCATCTGTAGGTCAGGCTTATAACTCGTAACATCTTTGTGGGTTAGAATATGTTTGTCCGGAAAGACAATGCCTGTCTCTTTTTCAATATGTAGAATCAATTTGGCTGTGGATAAAATCATCTCTTTGTTAAATGCCTTCTCCCAGCTCTCAACAATACCGTCCCTGTCAATATCCCAACCGGCGGCATGTTCGATCCCGATAGAGTATTTGTTGGGGTTCTTTATTTTGCCAAAAACATTTTTGCGACAAACTAATTTAGCGGCCGCAGATGGATTTTTTATCACTCCAGCGTGCCAAGCACCACGATTTACTGAAACAAGCTGTGCGACCTGACCTTGCCGTCCTACAACGAAATGAGCAGATGGATTATTTTTTTTCCTTAAGTGAAAAATTGAACCAGTATAAGAACCAAGG